CACCACCAAACCTACCTTCCGTATGAAAGGTAGGATTATTTTCAAAGTCTCTAATAAGTCCTCTGCATATTTCTTCAGGGACTCTTGCTTCATCACATAATATAAAATCTTCTATCACCCAAGTATACCATTCTCGTTCATGTATTGAAGAGTCTCCTTCAGGCTACCGATGTGCTTGGCACCAATAGCAACTTGAGGATATTCTGCTTCCTTACCAAACTCTTGCTCGAATGCTCTTTGAGTAAAGTGGCAGTCAAGTTTGTACTCATGACACTCGCCACCAAGATGTTTGAGCAAAGAGGCAACTCTCTCACACTCTTGACTACCATTAGTATAGATTACGCATGTGTTATCAATCACGTTGCCTCCAGTCGTCAGGTTTATCTTGTTGAAACCAATCTACAATCTCATCAGCACTACCAAATCCTGTTCTATGATTAGATGGATCGGGATCACCCAAACCCATCTTGTTCATAAAATCATCCATACTACCTTCTACCATATCGGGATTGGCAGCTTGGCGTCTTGCTTTGTTCAACCAATCACGAGCAGTGGTATGGGATTTAGCAAGTTTCTCTGCCCATATCATATCCGATATAGACACTTCCTCACCTTGAATAATACTTCTACAGATCTCCTCAAGGCGAAGACGATATGCGGTAGATAACATTAGGTTTCTGACAGATAGTTTTCTAATTGATTGATCCTTTGAAACTCAGCATATGCTGCTTCCGAACGAACATGAAGGATATTACGAATATCTTCCACGATAAATGTCGGATCAATACCATCGTCTAAGTATTTATCAATAGCTTCCTTAAGATAGCGATAACGATGCCACTCTTGGCTATAAGGTTTATACATGATAAAGGTGATAGATACTCAGATCATAGTACGTTTCAGGATGGTTGTCAACTCAATGGTTTGCCATTCTTATCAACCAATCCAAGTTTTTTGATATGTGAGATATTTGATCTTTGACCCTTTTTAATTTTTTTGTACTCTTTAATAATACGATCAATTTCTCTCTGAGAGACTTTGATTTTCAATTCATTGTCATCATCAACAGAAACAAATCCGAGACCTGCCTTCTTTGTTTCATCAATTGAATCGACATAATCATTGATGTTCTCTTGGATTTCGTCTCGGATCAGAGAGTTAATTTGTTCTCTAAGATCTTCTTCATTCATTTTCTTTTCTTGTCTTTCTTTGGTTTTTCTCCCCAGAGTTTTGGGTTGACAGTTCCATATCCGAAACCAATCTTTTGCACAGCACCTTTTCCATACCTATCATAGTACATATCAAAAAGTTTAGAAGTCTTAGAGCATCTTGTCAAATCAACATACTCTACCCCATCAACAATATACCAAATCAATCTGGCATCGTTTGGGAAAGACTTATCATTAGCCGCCTCGATTGTTGTTTTTTCAAGGAGGATCTGACACCCGTAATCAGATGGCGTGATTTGTTTTGAGTCTGATCCAAATTCCGCCATTTCTTTTTCCTGATCTACGGCAACTGTCATGAACGACCACCCCATTGAATATCTGGATATGCCTGGGCGACCACTTCATAGGTTATTTTATATTTAGATTGCAGTGCCTTGTCCTTGACCAGACACAGAATCTTTGCTTCTTCTGGGTGAAGACCTTCAAGAATTTGAATGAACATCGTTTCTCTACGCAAAGAAGAGAGACTGTCATTACCACCTTTCACAAAATTATAAAGGTGCTTCCATTCACGACGGAGAGAAGTATGATCAGTTCCAACAGGAACTTCATTCTCTTTGTAAGGAACTTGACCTTCGGGAATCATAGAGATAACAGTGTCATCAAAGTTCCAGATAAAAAGTGCCTTCAAAGCATCGCTTTCATACTCTTGAAGAATTTCTACTTTCTTTGCTCTGGAACGTTGATTGCTTGCCAGTTCAAGAACCTCATGAATGAATGGGTTTGGTGGAAGTTTTACTTTACTCGTCGTCGTAGTCTTCGTCGGGCTCATAATCGTTTTCAAATCGTACTGCTAAAATTTCATCGGGGATAATGTTACCATTTTCATCAAACATCTCTGGATGAGTGTAAACTGGTTGAGTATTGTAGAAATGCTCTTTTGCTAACCATCCTACCACACCTCCCACAAAAAAGAACATAATTGAAACTAATGTTCCTATGGTCAGAGTTACTGCTAACATCTTTTTTTTCTCCAGAGAGTTTATTTTTTTCTGATGTCCAGATAAAAGTTTAGATGAAATACAAACTCTCTGCGGAAGAGAGAGACCATCTTACCAAACTTTATCTGAAAAGTTTTGGGTGGATCTGGTTTCCTCCTCCTGTTCCGTAATAGTAACTCAACCCCACGATTAATGTGGGTTTCCTCATTATTTAGATTGTTTTTTGCGTCTTCCAGGTCTTCGGTCATGACTATACTTCTTTGCATCTTCAAGGATGCCATACAAATAATTTTTTATCTTTCTTGCTTGAGGTTTGGGAATGTGTCCATATCCCTCACGAAGTTGTTTATGAAAATTGTCACTTCCTCCCTCAATGTATTCATCAAGATCTGCTGTCAACTCATTGAGTTCAGCAGCTGTTGTGCTTTCAATGAAGGAATCTATTTCATTCTTTTTGATGTTTGATGATTTAAGATAATCATAAAACTTCAAATTCATTTGTCCCTCAAAGGCATAGTCAATTGCATGTTCAACAAGATCATAGATGTCGATGAGGTTTGTTTCCATTAGACCAGGTTTTGCTCTCGCAGATACTTTACAGTTTCGGTACAACCGCCGATGAGTGTGTCATCTTTAACAACTCTTGGAAAGGTAGAACCTTGCCCAAACTTATCATAAAACTCTTGACGGGTGTAATCCCTATTAAGTTTATATATGACATGCTTGAGTTCTGCTAACTGTAACACCTGTTCCACTTTTGTGCAATAGGGGCAGCCATCCTTCGAATATACGGTGAACATTACTTTTGAACCTCCTTCCAATCATTGTTAAAAATTTCCAGACCCTTGTCTGTAAGAATGTGATCATACATCTGATCAAATACTTTTGGTGGCATCGTTACAACGTCTGCACCATTATACCACGAACGTGTTGCTCTTTGTACGCTACGAATAGAAGCAGAAAGAACCTGAGTTTTTACTCCATGAATACGATACATCTCAGCAATGCCACGAACAACCTCCAGGCCTGCCACTGACTGGTCGTCTAAGCGTCCTACAAAGGGAGAAACATATGTTGCCCCTGCCTTTGCTGCAAGGACTGCCTGAGGGATGCTGAAGATGAGTGTGACGTTCACTTTGATTCCTTCATCAGAGAGTGCCTTACAGACTTGCAATCCTTCTCTGGTGCAAGGAACTTTAATGGTTGCGACATCACCGAACTTTTTGGCAAGACGATACCCTTCAGCATACATCTCTTCAAAGTTACCAACGACTTCCATGCTGATATCTTTAATACCAATATCTTTAATTTCCTGATAAACATCTTCAGGATTTTTACCACTCTTCATAATCAGAGTGGGATTTGTAGTGACACCATCAATCAATCCAGTATCAAAATACTTTTCAATCAATAGTGTATCTGCTGTATCCAGAAATATCTTCATTAAAAAAGAGGGGTATATTCCCCTCTAATTATATCATTTAGATTTTCTATTATCAACCGATGATGGTGGTTTCCAGTTTTTTGGTGCCCGAAACAAGTTCGGCCATGTATCCTGAATTATCTCAGCAGTTTTGTATGGTGTTTCTGTATTGATCATCCGAAATACATTACACTAAGAGTGAATACAACAAAGATAATAATCGTGAATATCATAAGACCTATGCCTGCCCAGGTAACCCAGTTGGGCATAGGTTCATATGGTCTGTTGTTAGACATCAAAGAGCATTACCCCTTGGAAGAACTTCCTCTGGGAATACAAAATTCTCATGTGGTTGGTCTACTGGAGCCATCCAGGCACGGAGTCCTTCATTGAGGAGGATGTTCTTCGTATAGAACGTTTCAAATTCAGGATCCTCTGCTGCTCTAACTTCCTGAGACACAAAGTCATAAGCACGAAGATTGAGTGCGAGACCGATGATACCAATAGAACTTGTCCAAAGTCCCATGACAGGAACGAAAAGCATAAAGAAGTGCAACCAACGCTTATTGCTGAAAGCAATACCAAAAATCTGAGACCAGAATCGGTTAGCAGTGACCATGGAATAAGTTTCCTCTTCCTGAGTCGGTTCAAATGCTTTGAAAGTGTTTGATTGTTCACTGTCTTCATAAAGAGTATTTTCAACTGTTGCTCCATGAATAGCACAGAGTAGTGCTCCTCCAAGTATACCAGCAACTCCCATCATATGGAACGGGTTGAGCGTCCAGTTGTGGAAGCCCTGTAGGAAGAGTAGGAAGCGGAAAATCGCTGCAACTCCAAACGACGGCGCAAAGAACCAACTGGACTGTCCGAGAGGGTACATGAGAAAAACAGACACAAAGACAGCAATCGGACCAGAAAAAGCGATAGCATTGTACGGTCTAATCCCTACTAAACGTG